GTATTTATCATTTTCTTCATCTTGGAGCTCCTCCTATAAAATAAGCTATTGAACTGTCTGATAAATTTGAATCTCCATCCATACTAACACCAGGAATTAAAGTAGTATCAGCAGACCAATCACCATTTAAATCCTGCCCAACTATAATTATATAATAAGGAGAATCTTCCGTTATCTGGTCTGTTCCTAATTCTGCAATTACAAAAGGAGCTTCTCTGTTTATATCTTCTATTTTTGCACCTGTATAAGGAATATCAACTCTAGCATTCCATTCCGCTTGACTAACATAGGTATCTCCATCAGATTCTTCTAAAAACCAAACTTCAGTGTGGTCTATTCCTTGCTCGGTGTTATATTGTTCAATCGCCACATTTATAGGCACTTTGCATGTATCTGCATCACCAATAGCATCAGGATAAACTACACGAACAGTTGGATTTGAACCAACCCACGCAAATGCTATGCCTACTGTTAGTATGATTGCAAAACTAATAATCAAGGTTTTTATAGACATATCATCCCCCCTTTATAATCTGTTGCAGTTCCTGTATCGCCATGCTTATATGTCCTCCACCTATAATAGTAAACTGTGCCTCTTGTTAAAGTTGCACCTATATATATAATTGACCTTACATCTGTTGAGGGCATACCACTTGCACTCCATGCTTCATAACTATCTGAAGCCGCACAATACGCAAGCCAATCTGTTTGTGATGTCGCTGTATCAATATCAACAGTAGGAGTAGAAAAATCAGAATTTGTACTTATAACCAATTGACAGTCTATGTATCCTATGTATGCCTCTTTAAGAGCTTCTCTATATAATTTATATTCAAGAGTAATTGGTGCTATTCCAGAAACAACGATTCCTAAATCAACATTTGCATCTGGAAATGTAATGGTTCTCGTAGTTGCAGTAGAGATAGCAGATAAGTCTACTTGAACTTCTTTTGTACTATCAGTTGTATTATATAAAGTAAATCCAGAAGCACCATCAGGAAATTCAGTTCCAATAGCAGTAGAAGAACCCGCTCCTGTATTTGGAAATTGTCCTCTTAAATCATCTCCTGAACCACCTGTATATAAAGTCCATGTAGTATCGTTATTATTCTTAATAAGTAATCTATAAATTAGAAATCCAACACCTCTGTAATCTTCTGGTATATTATAATTTATACACTTCTTTTTATCTTCTCTAGCTTTATTTTCATCTCTTTCTCCACAAGATGGTAAAGTAACAAATATCTTACTATCACCATCATCACTCATTGCACCCCAGAAAACCAAACCATAAGTTTCATCTTTTAAAGGATCACCTGAACTATCTTTTAATAAATCAGCAATATTTGTTATTTTTCTATAAGGAGTATCAGGATCATTTACACAATATACATCAGTACCATCACTAAATGAAGGAAAAGTCTTAGTGTGTAACTGTCTAACAACTCCTGATGTTGAAGCATATCCAATAGTAGCTGTACCTGTACCTGAAAAAGAAGGTACAACACCTGATTCATAAGTAGCCCATTGTCCTCTTATCCAGGCATTCATATGAGATAAATGTCCTCTTTTGGCATCATTAGCAATCTCATCCATCCAAGTATGTTGTTTTAATGGACCATCACTTTGAAGTGTAGTAGCAGATTGACAAATTACTTTAGCAACAGAGCATAATTCAGTAGCTGCTGGCCATCCTGTTGTATTTGATACTAAAGTTGTTGGGTCAGTCTTTAAAACATAAATATAATTCACTACAGGAATTGTATCTGTTCCCTCAGTTAGAAGTACTGTCTTAGGTGTAGTTACATCTACCTCTGTTAATCCATCAGAAAATTTAAAGGTTATTGTAGTCCCAACATTTGAAGATAAACTAGCTGTAATATCTGCACCATCAGAAGTAACTGATAAATCTACTGGTCTCAATGTAGTTCCATTAATAACGTCAAGTGATTTATCTATTATAGTTACTTCATCATCTACTGATTTTTTTGTAGCAGCATCTTGATTTGCACTAGGGTCTGTTACATTTACTACTTTATGAGTATTCATATCCAGATTTTCTGCTTGAGCACCTAAAGCTGTATCTGTATTTTGTGCATGCTTTTTATCTACAGCATCATCTATGTTTATTCCACTAGAACTAATATCACTATGACTTGCTGCATTATGACTTTGTGGTACATGTAAATCTGTACCGCTTAAATTTTTATGATAACTTGACATTATTTATTCTCCTTCATCATAGTAGCATCATTCCTCCACCTAAAGCTTCTTCTGCTTTTAATGTTGTTAAACTTCTTCCTATACCTCCAGAGGCATATGAGCCTACTCCACCTGTTATTTCTAATGATATAGTAGAAGGAATATTTCTTCCATGATATATAAATATACTTCCTCCACTTCCTCCAAACTGCCCTCCTGATAAGCGTGCTGTCATCCAAGCTACATTATTAACACCACCCCAACTACCAGGATAATATGTTAATATATAATCTGAACCTGCAGAACCATTACTTTTAATATTACCATTACCAGAAATTTCTATTGCATCTATATATATTATACCACCACCAGATCCTCCAAAAACATTTGATTCAGTAGCATTGTCTCTTACACCTAAAGAACCTGCACCACTTCCAAAAAATAACTTTAATAATGCAGCAGTACCATAAGCTTGACCTGGAAATTTACTTCCACCAACAGTTCCATATCCTGCAGAACCACCACTTGGATCTGTATAAACACCACCACCACCAGCTCCTTCATGAGCAGCATTAGGTACTGTCCAACTTTCGGTACTCCAAATAACAGCGTCTATAGATTCTCCTGTAAATCCTGAACCCTTTGAATCTGTACCATGAGAAGACCTAGCTGATGCTCCTTGAAAACCTTTTCCTGAAACATCAATATTACCATCTAATACTAGTTTTCTAGCTTTAAATGCAACTATACCACCATTTAATGGTAAAGTCTTTTTTCTACATGCTTTTGAAGTAGTACCCTCACACACATAAAATTCTCCTGTTCTAGTAGCACAAGTTAATGTGCCTGCAGCTTCTATAGTTAAAACAGTATAATTTGGTACTCTTTGAATAACTACTCTATTATCATTAGCAGCGTCCGCATCGCCATAAGCTGGATAGCCACTAGCACCAGAACCAGTACCTAAATTTTGACTTACACCAATAGCACTATCATCAGATACACCTGTACCATAGTATTTAGTCTTCAAAGCTGTACACGTAATTACATTACTTAGAACACTATCAACTGTTAATAGCTCATAATTACCTACATTTGTAACATTTCCAGTTCTTCCTTGTGTACAGATAACTAGAAATTCATCACCAGCTACTATACCATCTGGACTACCACTTGTAGTTATTACTGTTACTCCTCCAACCTCTGTAATTGCAGTTACATTATAAGTAATCCCATCCGCATGGCTTCTTCCAACTGCTAATATATCTGTATTTATATTTTTACTAGTTGATATTGTTACTGAACCGTCATTACTCATTATCTACTCCTTATGTTAAATATTGTTTAACATTTATTGTAATTACACCTTGAGTAGCACTGAATGCAGAAGTTAAAATATCCACATCAGCTGTAAAATCACTGTCAGCAGTAACTGTAACTATATCTGGAACATTTCCTAATGATTGATAGGTAGCTCCTGTAATAGATGGTCTAAGTCCTTGAGTAGTAAATATTGTTACTCCTGCTTTATTTACATCTACTGTTATTGTTTTTCCTACTCCAATAGACGTATCTAAAACTAAATCTACACTTTCTATTACTATTTTTCCTGCTGCTATTGTATGAGGTATATGAGCTATAATTGATACACTAGATCCTGTAGTAGTTAAGTAGAAAGGTAATACTATTGCTCCTCTTACATAACTTGTTGCAACTTCTGCTTCTATTGCTGCTAATCTTGCTTTTACCGTAGCTTCACTACCTGCTGGGTCTGTTCCTAATTCTGCTTCTATTGCCTTAATAACGTCTTTTAATCTATTATGCATAATAGCTGTTATATTTAAGTCTACTGCATCTGCTGCACTAGCAGAAGCTGCTGATGTTCCATCTGCTCCTCTTGTACAACCTTGTAGAGTGTTTGTTGCTATACTTGTATAATGAACTATTTCTACGTCTTTTATACTTATAAAACCACTAGCTGGAAATATACTTGCATCTACTAATCCTATTGTAGTCTGTACAGCTGTAATATCTGCGGATAATGTAGATCCAATATTGTTAGCTGCTAGGAATAATGTACTATCCAAATCTAGAGCTCCTGGATAATTTATTGCTGGAACAGTCATATTTATTTCTCCTTATTAATTTGATTATGCTTGTGAGTACATGTGATAAAAGTCATGGATGTCGGTAATATTGGGAACTTCAAGCGTCATACCTGCTTTTATATCTACTAAAGGACTTAGTACATCATTTATTAAACATAGTAACCACCAAAAATACTCTGTTCCATACATCTTCCAAGATATTACATCTGGACATCTTAAGTCTGATTGAATTACTGTATAATAACTTGGTTGTCTTTTCATTACAAATTTACTTAAATTATTATTTAAAAAATCACACTCATCTACATTATCTATTGCTACTGTTTTATAGAAATCAAGTCTATTCATTACTTGTATACCTTTACTTTTATCTTTAATACTGTCCCATCTATTTTATCTAAATAAGGTAATGTAGCAAATAACATTGGAGTTGTTCCATTAAATAAGCCTAACTCTGTAATGTTATTTTGAGCTATTGCACTAGCTATCTCAAAGCTGTATAGATAATAAGTTCCTTGATCTGATATGTTAGAAGTTGTGATTGTTCCATTTAATACCTCTGTTTCTAAATCATCCCAAGATTGACTTGGTGGTATACCAACATGACCAGTTCCTAACTTCCATTTATTTATATCAGAATAACCTGCTATATTATATCCACCATACTCTATGTTATTATATGGATTTACATTGTACTCTCCCTCATCTGATGTCTCTGAAGTAAATGTCCAATCATCTGCTATTACAGTTGCTACTCCAGAATCTGTAATTGTATATACAACATGGTCTCCATAAGTCATAGCTTCTAATATTAAAGAAATATGAAATACATTATTAGCTGGTCTATCTTGCTCTAATATATCTGTTAAATCACTTAATCTTTCAGATTCCATTAGGTGATAATCACTACCTACTTTATACTTATTTAAGTTTACATCAATAGTTAGATGAGGAGATTTATAATAGCCACTCTTATAAGATGTAACTTCTGGAGCTACTAACTTAAATGTACTGTAATTATTTGTCCACATATCATATACTGTTCCTGACATTCCTGCTAAGTATAATGCTATGTTTATAGATTTATATAATCCTTTTTCTTTATACCAATCTATTGCCCATTTTAATTGTTTTCTTAATTCCTCATCATTATCTCTTGGAAAGTTTAATCCTTCAAATCCTATAAATTCTGATAAATATCTTACATATTCTACTGGAGCACTATCAATATTAGATAATAATCCAAAATCATCTATCTTTGAATATATCTCATTATATAATTCACTACAAGTATCTATGTAATCTACTATTCTTTGATTTTCATCTCCCTCTACAAACTTTCTAGGTAATAGCAATTTTAAATCGACAAAAGAAATATAACCTAAATACTTAGAAGCTGTAGCATAAAAAGTTTGGGTAGCTATGTCTATGTAATCTGCTCTTTCTACTGCTGAACTCATAGAACTTACTACTGTAATACCAACCTCTTCTATTATTGGAGAATAACCATTATAAGGTATTTTATTATACTGCCATTCATTATAGTGAAATCCTATTGGCTTATCTGTAACTAAACGATCATTTCCTGAACCTGTATCTTTTATTTCTACTACAATATTGACTGATATATCATCACTTCCTGCACCTGAGTCTGTTACTACTATTGGTGTTGGAGGTACATCACCAAGAAAAGTAGGATAACTAACTCCTTCATCTATTGACCATATTGTAGTGAAATCCCAATTAGTAAAAGTCGCTTCTTGATACATCTGCGCTGTGGTTTTTCCTGTGCCACCATCACTTGTGGCGCTTCCTGATGTTTCTGTATCCCAGAAGCAGTCATTATATGTGCCACCACCTTGTGCAGCTAAGCCTCCAGTAACGGAAGCACCCGTAGTTCCTATAGAATAAATATTTGTTGCTATTCCTACATTAACTCCAAATGCTCCTCCTGCGGTACCTGTACCAATTACAGCTCCTGTGGAAAAGCCATCTGTTATTATACCAGCATTATACCCTAATAATCCCCCAGCCTGCCCAACTGCAGTTATAAAACCAGTAGTATAGGCGTTTGTTATTGTACCATCTGAGCGCCCAGCTAATATACCCCCATCCTCATTACTAGATGTTATATCAGCATTTATTAAGCCAATATTTTTAACTTCAGCAGCAACACCAATATAACCAAACAAACCTACTCTATCACCACTACTACTATCTATAAACAAACTCGTTATTGTATGCTCGTCTCCGTCAAAAATTCCTGAAAATTTATTGATACGATTTCCAATGGGTATAAATCCAGCACCAGCATTCCAACCAGTTGTAGCAGAAGCGTCTATATCATTTGCTAGATAATAACTACCAGCAAGGTCATTCTCCATTGCTTGAAGTTCAGTTACATTTGTTATTGCTGTTCCAACAGGCATTGTTTATATCTCCTATTGCATTGTTATTTTAGTTGATAATGTAAATGTAGCTCCATCTGATAGTGTTCTTTCTCTTGCTAATGAAAAATAGCAAACTAACTTACCTGTATCATCTGAGGTAGTAGCTAAATAAGCTGTATCGAATGGACCAATACTTCCTCCAGAAGCTGTATAAACAACTTGTTTAGATGATATTGTCCAATCTCCACTCACTTGTGCTAGTGTTGGGAAGTCTGTTATTCCTACACTTAATGATTTTGATTCATATCCATTTCCTGAAGGCTCTCCTGATACTGTTGCTAAAGTACTTGATTCTGTTAGATTTCCTTCACATAATCTTAAATAGAATGTACTTGGTATGTCTACTCCTTGAAAATATGTTTGTAAAAAACTATACTCTCCTTCATCTGCTAAATGATTTCTTCCTTCTTCTGTCCATAAAACCTTACCATTTTTATCCTTAGCTTCAAGAGTCCAAATAGCTTTAAACCAATCATGCTTTCTCATATTTTACCCCTTATAAACTGATATAACTTGTTGATACTTCTGTCTCATATAATTTTAATGCCTCATTTTTATCTGTTACTAAATCACCATTCTCGTCTTGTTGATATCTACAATAGTAAACTGCTCCTGAAGTAACTCCACTAACTACAGTTCCACTAAAAGTAAGAGCTCCTGTAGAGTAATTTACACTACCTACAACTTGACCACTTCCACTTCCTCCAGAATCTATTAAATTTCCAAGACCATCATCACTTGCCATCAATGTATCATTACTATCATATATTCTTACTGTACTTACTTTTACAGTAGTTAGATCTAAAGTAGCTATATATGAACCACTTTGTAATGTTAAATCTTTTCTTATATCAAATACTATATAATGATAGCTAACTCCAGCTAAACTATCTATACTTTTTACTACATCAGAATGTCTTATATCTGTTCCTAATGTATCTCTTCCTAAAGCAAAAGTAGTAGCTAACTGTGTATTTACTAAGGCTGTTACTGTATTTAATACTGCACTTCTTTCTGCATAAATTGTAACTACAGGAACTATATTAACTATTGTAGGATCTACATAAGATAATCTAACTGTAACTGTTTTATAATCAGCAAGATAAATAGTAGTATCAGATTCATATTCAGTATCTGGAATTTCCCATTCTTGTAAAATCATACATATTTTTACTACATTATACATATCTTGGTTAGGAGAATCTTCTTCTTGTTCTCCCCACACTATTGCACTTTCTACTTTTGACCTTAATAACAATAAGGCTTTGTAATCTGCTTTTGTTACCGCTCTATCTCCTGTTGCAAATACTCTAGGAGCATTATATTTTATATCATCTATACTCTCTTCATTTTCTCCACCTAATACACTAGAAGCATTTGTTACAGTTAATGTTACTGCATCCCCATCTGCATCCACTAGGCTGGATATTATTTCAGTTATTACTGCAGAAGCTGTTACATTTCCATTCTCTCCATCAGATTCTATATAACTAAATGTAATTGTTTTTCCTACTTCTGGGACTTTTCCAAACTTACTATCTCCAAAAGTAATTCTTATACCACCATCAAATAGAAAGTTCTCAGTATATACAGTGTCTGACGCTCCATAATTTACAAATGAACTCACTTTAGTCCAAGCAACACTATCAACTGATACTGCTAAACTTGTATTCTCTACCTTTAAACTTGTTATCTTATATACTGCGTCTATTGTTCCAGGAGATACCCAAGTTTCTACTATTCTTTTTCCTTGAACTATTCCTGCATCTATTGATGTATCTCCAGCTTTTAATGTTACGTCACTTGTTGTAATATATTCGTAATCTGCACCCTTAATTCTAGTATAAGCAGGTATTGGAATATCTAGAGTGTGAGCAGAAGCTATTGTAAATGTTACTGTTCCAGTAGAAGATATTGTTCTTGTAGCATTATAGTTAAGTAAAGAAACTAAATTCTCTACACTACTTCTTACTTTAGCTGTTGGTAGATAATTTTCCTCAGCTCTTCTTTCTAAATAATATTGATTCATTTCCATAGCATACGCAAACATCTCTAATAATGTTTTACCAGTACCAGATTCATATAAATCAGTCCAAGTATCTTTTGTTGCTATTATATTCTGTAGTTGAACTACCATAGAATCAAAATCATAATTTGTGTAATTCAAAATATTACTACTACCCATATCTTCTCCTAAATCATTAAGTTAAGCCCAACCTACCTATTTCTTATTAAAGTATACAGAGTGACTGATTTGACGCTTTAAAACCGATTCTAATCACTAACTCTCTGGAACTATCTGCCTACTGTATTGAAAATCACCAACCCCAGAGATTCTAAATATTATTGATAATGCATATACACCATTATCATAATCAGGAACTGCTACTAATGAAAGTATCTCAGGTCTATCATCCCAAGTGTTTATTGCATCTTTTATTTCCATATCTAATCTTTGTGCCATATCATCTGACATAGGTTCAAATAATAAAGATTGAATAGCTCCTCCAAAACTGCGAAGCATACAACGCTCTCCTTTGTTAGTTCCTAATATATTATCTATACTAGTCATTACAGCTTCTGCATCTTTTACTATCTTTATATTCTTTTTACTGTTTAATCCTAAATGTTGATCTAATTCAGAATAAGCTACAAATCTTGACATGGTTTACTTACTCCTTTTTAACTCATCATAGTCTCTTTGAAGCAGTTTAGTGGAATTAATTAGTTTCTGCGCCACTGCACTAACTCTAGCAGTAGATATAACTGTCTTTTGTATTTTATCTTTTATATATCTTTCTTTATCTGATGGTATATTGCTATTCTCTATTGCTATAAGTAAATTACCAAATAACTTTCTTAGAAGTTTTAATTCCCCTTGTAATTGACCTGTCATAATTAATCTCCTACCTTTGTATTTAAACTACCTGTTCCTATAGTGTGTCCACAGGAAGCAGCATCACCTTTTCTACATACACCTTTTCCGTTTATCTTAACTGTAGAACTTCCTTCAATCATAACAGCAACAGCGTGTGGTCCTACTCCATGAGGAGCAATTGCATCTCCAATAACAGCTACTAATGAACCATTACATTTTGTAGTAGATTGGCCACCACCAAGTATCAATCCACCAGCTGAATCTATACCAACTCTTGCTACATCTTTTGCATTCATTCATCTACCTCTATGGATTTAAGCTTATTTCACTACCTTTTATAATAAGTTTACCAGTAACATCAATGGTAGCATCTCCAGTAACTGTTACCGACCAGTCTCCACCTATTGATTTTGTACTATCCTTTGTTATAGTGCCTACTTCAGATACCTCTATAGTAAGCTCTTTATTACCACTTATAGTAACTTTTTTATCGTTTTTTATTACTTCTACTTTATCATTATTTATTGTTTCATTCTTATCATTAGTTATTACTTCTATCTTATCATTTCCGATAGTAGAAGTTTTATCATTACCTATTACTTCTGTTTTATCATTAGGAATGGTTATATCCTCATTACCTAAAGTGTCATTGAGTATAAATTGTATTCCACCTTTTGTTCTTAGTATTTTTACTCCTGTCTCAAAACTATTATGCTTAGTAACAGGATTTGCAGCTTCTCCCATATAGATAGGTTTAAGAATATCTCCACCTTCAAACATAAACCATAACTGACTACCTACATCTGGAACTACCCACCAACCTACTTGATCTTGACTTCCTCCACCTAATAAAGGATAACAAGGAATAGCCCATGGTAAATCTGCATCTTTAAGATTTACAGCGTCTCCCATCATTGGATATATTCTTGCTTTCAATCTAAGAGCATTATCTGTATCAGAAATGCTTACTACTGTTCCTCTATATAGTCCAGAGAAGTGATTTTTCCTAATATGCATATCTTGTAATACGTTCATCTAGATGCACCTTCTTTTACTAATACTTCTCCAACATCTTTTGGTAACTCTAATCCTGCTCTAGTCAATCTTAACTTAGTAAAGTATTCCTTAGCCCAATATTGTGTAACTGATTCTACTAACCAATCTCCAGAATATCTTGTATTTATTGCTCCTGCTCCTTCCATATCTAAAAGAATAGTATGAACCTTATCTCCACAATGTATGTCTTTTTGTCCTATTACCATAATAGATATTTTTACCATGTTCTCTAACTTGTTTATAATGTCTGAGTCAATAATTGACTTAGGATATCTATCACTATTATACGTTCTTACTTCATACAAACTTCTATTATTCTCATTTTCCTTAAAAGCATTTACCATGTATGTTTTTGTTAAACTAGCTCTCTCTAAGGTAGATGGCTTTAATCCATATGATCTTTGTTCATTAGTCATGTAATCATACCAATAAGCTGTTTCTCCTGCAGCTCCTTGTATCTGTAATGGTAGATTAACAACTTGTATATCCCAATCTAATACTGCTCTCTCTCTTCCAGCTTTTAATCCTCCATACATTGTATGAGCATCTTCTTTGTAAGTACAAGCGATGCTGTTACTAATTAAAGTGTTAATATCTTTATAATGAAGCTTTTTATCAAAAGTAACATAAGCTACATACTTATCCGCATCCTTTGCTGTTGCTTTACTAGCTAGATAATTTAGCATTTGTAAATTAGTCCATCTAGGCTGTAACCAATTTTGAGAATCTACACTATCATCTATATCTTTTGTTAAATTGCAATCAGTTCCAATTGTATCTGCTATACTAGAAGTAGAAACAAAATTAAAAGATCTACAATATTCAGGAGTTAACATATTATCTACTGCCAGTACTCCATACAATTCTACAACACTTGACTTACCATCTATTTTTGAATACTTAACAGCCTTGAAATTAGATATAGTAAAAGCATATTGATTAAAAGTTTCAGAATCCTCTCCAAATCGTATATTTAAAGTAGGAGTAGATAACGCTAATAATGCCTCTATTAGTGTGTTATTTCTATCTAATATGTGCATCTTTAAACTAGGCAATACTGTGTTTATAGACTCTACCATATATAATTCTAGTATATCACCAGTAGCAATTTCAATATATCTATTAGAATCTCCAAATAATATATGTAATGGGGTTGACCCTATCATAATTTCTTTTTATCGCCTTTTTGATTTGGTGCTATATCAGCTCTTGGATTATTATATATACTTCTAACAGCTTCTTTTGTTAACACTTCATAAGTTTCAAAAGTTATAATAGCCTCTGCACTAGCTGGACTACCATCAGTACGAAGCTTCGTTGCATATTTTATATTTAAATCCGTTATTACTACATTCGTAAAAGTTAAAAAATTACCAATATTTATTAATATGCTATCACCGTCACCTCTAATATTAGTATATTTAAGACCAGCGTCTATAAGTTTTTCTACAAAAGGTTTAACAACTTTTTCTACTCCAGTACTACTAAGAGAAACTACCTTTTCTGGTAATGAAGTTTTACCAACCGCTTTCTTTGCTGTTGTAGCTTGTTCAGAATTTATAGAATAAGGATTAGGTCCAGGTGGGATAAGTGTAAAAGTAGACTTATTAACTCCTGGAGATACCATCATCTGTAAGGCTTGGCAAGATGCCATAACATTCCAATTATCTGCATCTATACTTTGAAACTTTAATGGTATTGTTAATTTTAAAGGAGAAGTACCTGCCCATACTCTTCTTGTCATAAAACGAGGTAATGCTGTAGATCCTGTAGTTGCTGTAGCTAATTTAGTAGCTGATTTTAATAGAGAAGTTATAGGGTCAAAAGCGTTTTCCCAATTCGATGACATAGACATATCCAACGAATCACCTTGTAAATACCCCATTACTGGAGATGGTGCTACTTTTTGTGAAAATATCTTAACTTTATAATTTGCATACTCATTTTCAGTATTACCTGCAGGTTTACTAGTAATACCAAATAATCCTAGAACATCTCCAACAGCAGATGCAGCTTGGTTAATTCCCGTATTTATTTTATGAGCTGTATTAATAGCATCATTTACCTGTCCAGCTACTTTACTTATTTGACCTCTCGCTTTTCCTACTGCCTTATTACTATTTAAGTAAGGTAAGGAAGTTAAAGATTGAGCTGCACCAAATCCAGTACCTAATGCTCTAAATCCGCCATCTCTTATTTTTGGCATATTATATTGCTCCTAAAGTAGCTAATACTAATAAAACATCATCAACTTTATCTGGTATTCTTGTTACTTCTAATCCACCACCTGTATTTATTGTTTGAGTAGTAGATGCATTTGTTTGTTCTTTCATAATCTTAGTTAGGTTTATTATCTCGTTTGTTGTTGTTCTAGAAGCTGCTTCTTGAGCTACAGCTGCTTTTGTTAGAGACTCAGTACGTGGTGTTTGTAATGTAGAAATTGAAGTAGCTGGAATAACCGCTTCTCCTTTATGTAATCCATATATTCCTGTTTCTGGAACATAATCAGTACCTTGTTGAAAATTGCGTAATGGTGAGGTACTCCATGTTACTTTAGGTCTCATTCCCTTTATAAACTCAGACAATCCAAAACTTATTGTTGAAGAAGCCTTTTCCCACAAGTCCTTTAAAAACGTACCTTCTTTCTCTTTTTCAAGATTCCATATAATATGTTCACTAGGTTTTTTTATCCCAAACTTACGAAGAAAAATATCCAATGCATCATTAATAGAACGCATAGTACCTACAAAAGTTGATAATGCTTTAGGTAACCCCTGCATAGACTTCCATAACTCTTCTGTAAATTTTTTATACTCTGGAAACTTCTCTTTTAACCAAGTATGTATAACATCAAACAATAGAAAAGCTGCAGCACCTAACAATACAAATTTTGTAAGCTTTTTTACAAATCCAGTGATTACATCCTTAATACTAATAGGTTCTTTTACCTTCTTCTCTGCTACTTCTACTTTAGAAAGTATATCTGCTCCTGTACCCATTCCCTTAAGTGACGTGTCTCCAGAAAGCTTTTTCCAGAATGCTTGTTTTTGTGCCTCTCTTCCAAAATATATTCTTAAACCCATCACTAAATTACTTATACCTTCTTTTTGTGACTCTCTTTTCTCAGGAGATATATCTAATTTTGTTTTAGTCTTTGTTCCAAATAAGCCTTCTTTTTCTTGTACCTTTTCTCCACCCATTGTTGTACGCTCAGTAAGCTTAGCTAACTTTTCTCCTATAAATGTTGGAGATAATACCTTTACAACAGTTTTTACTGAATCTTCTAATGTTCCAATCATAAGAGCTGCCATTGTAGTTGCAGTAGTCTTAACTGGTTCTCCTAGAGCTGCTTTTGCTGGTCCTTCTTCATATTTAGATGCAACAATTCCTGAAGCTTGCTTTTTATATACTCCACCTAACTCTGTTATAGATCTTCCGCTAAATATAACACGTTCTAAATTTATTTTACCTAATGCAGTTGATACTTCTTTAGTAGAATCTTTAGATAACTTTTTTTGGTCTATACCAGATTTAGTTATTGCTTTAAATATTTCGCCCATTAAAACAGCAGGTTTCTTTTGAGATTCTACACTCTTATCCGTAGCTTCTTTTGATAATTTTACTATGTCTTTAATATCCTTAAGTAGAGAATTAATTAGCTTATTATTTGATTCTCTACTTAACTTCTCCCAAAGAGGTATAGCATCAGATAATTTCTTATTTACATCTTTTAATCCATCTGCTAAAGCTCTATCAGGATTAATGTTTTTCATAGCTGCATTAATAGTAGCCTGTCCAGTTTTATTTATTCCCATTTATGTTACCTCATTAACCGTTGTCTTTTCTTGCTCTTTTTGTTTAATTAACCTTTGATAGAACCAATTAAATTCTGTTACTTCCATATTTTCTATGTCTGAATAAGACAAATGTAAAAAATAACATAAGGCAAATTCCTTATCTAATGTGTTTTTTAGATTTATCTCTGGAAAACAATTTCTAACTTGTTTACTTATGTCCTGCAAATTCATTACTTATATGTATTCCTTGAAGCTATTACTGAACCCTCTGGAACAAGTAAACCAGGTCTGAATGGAATATCTAATACTTCAGTAGCTTCACATTCAGGACAAGTGTATGTTTGTTTAAAGTCAACTCCATGATTAAATATTTCTTGATATCCTCTTATTATAGAGAAATCTTTACTAGTTAGATTATTTAAATACTTCAATTTTTCAGGTACTGTCATTGCACCAACCATAGAATAAGCATATCTTAATAACCATTCATCATCAGCACCAGACGCCATCTTCTGGGCTATTTCCATTTCATCCTTAACTCTTAATAGTCTTAATTGAACTGTGTCACCTATATCCTCTAATGTAGCAGTCATTGGTTCATGATAGTCATCTGCTAACTCTAAAATAGTTAATTTAGCTAAATTGAATTCATTCATGATTTTCTTATTACAAGATAAACAATTAAATTCAATAAGATATTTACTTGAATATGAATTTATTCTAAGCCATAAGATACAATATAATCTATCTCCTATTGTCATCTCTTTCGCATCTATACCTCTTACTGTATTTCTTAATAATTGTAAGAATCTAGATTCAAAATTAATACCTGTCATTTCTGCTATTAACTTCTCATCTTTAACTCTCATAGGTCTTATTTTTGTAGTAGGTACATTACCATCTTTATCTTTATATGGTAATCCTTTTGATGGTAGCGTTAGTTCAAGAAACTCTGAAGTATCTTCTTGGCTTTTTTCTACCATATTAAACTGCTTAGCTTTTGCTATAAACTTTTTTGGATCTGGCATATTATTATCCTCTATTTGTTATTTAAAGTAATTAAAGAAACTCTTTAATGCTCCTAAACCTATATTATTATCTCCTGGTGATTCAATATCATCTACACTTAATCTAACGTCCACTACTGTTACTTTATTGTCTCCATAAGACATATTATAAATAGGCTGAGCTATTGGGAAACATCCCTTAGCTTTAAACTCTTTTCTTTTTACTCCATATGTACTTAACAAATTAAACGATAAAGATTTTTTATACATCTTTTGTGGATTATAACTGTTACCACCTTCTGGTAATATAGCGGTCCACCACTCCATCATATAATTCCAAACTGATCCAAATTCGTCTTCAAGCATGCTAAGTCTTAAATTAGGTACCTGATACTTTCCAGGTTCTTTTCTTAATCTAGGTCCCATATTCATACTATCTACAGTTACAAACTCTGCTCCTGCAAAATCAATAGCCAATACTCTCGTACTTATTTCACCAAAGTCAGGTAGTATAACATCCCACATATAGTTTCTTTGAAGTTGCAAAGCATCTATATTTCCATATACACCTTGAAACATTCCAAAAGCTTCTACAGTTTTACCTATAAACTTACTTGTTTTAGGAAAGAATGTTACTTTATTTCCTGTACTGTCAACTTTGTCAGCCATACCCTTAAATCCTTATATTATGTACTGGCTGGATCGTTAAGAGTCCAGCGATCATAGGATAAAGTAAGAGTAGGTTTTATTAGTTCATTAGCCTTCATATCTAATCCTATTGTAGGTACTTCTTCTGGATATGCTCCTATTAATCTTATATCAAGATAAACACTACCATCAGTTTTTAATAATTCTAAATAAGCATCTGCCTTGTAATCTACAGGTTGTCCACCAGTACCTGTTTCTGGATCTGTTATTAAAGCTCTCCAATTGTATAAAGCTTTCATAATCTTTACATCTTCTGCTTCTAAAAATGTCAATGATATAGTCTGACTATAATTCATCTTACCAGCAACTTTAAATTTCATTGCCTTCCAATCAATTACTATTGGTTCAGATCCTACATTAGGTAACTCAGCTACCTGACATCTTGTTCTTATTGAATCGATATCCCCACCACCAGGTAAGTTAGGAACAAAAAACTCCCATAAATAATTTCTTGCTGGTGACGATAAATCAGCTTTTATACTTTCTACACTCATTTCACGTGCCATTATACTGCCTCCTCGTTTAATCTAATATACACATATGTGTAAGTTAATAATTTTTTAACTACACTACTATCCTTATCAAAATTCTCAAGATAAGTGTCTAACATTATAGAATCTCCTCTTTTTACTTTTTCTAATATGATAGCCTTATCTTCTATATCATTTGCTATTTCTAATGCAAAAGACTTCATGAATGGTTTATCTCGTAACATTCCTTTATTTGCAATAGACATACCTACATATTTATGTTTATATGATGTACGATTCTCATTACACACTAATTCATCTTTTAAAGTCTTTCTTAACTCTCTTTTAAATACAGTCCAATTGTCCTTATTTGCATTTAATTTTGCTACTTTATCTGAAAGAAATAGAATAACACCCTCAAACACAGTAGAATAACCACCACCTATAACATAAGTAGTATCATTATAGTTTGATGTTTCAAATATAAGCTGAGTACCATCTACTGCTATGTTTAAAATACTAGCAATAGTTCCAATGTCAAAGTTATTTTCAAGTATATCTTGTTTTGCTTTATCTATCTTTGATATTACCTCTGTTATATTTATCATTCTATCCTTCCTGTTTTTGGATTGAACTGCTTTCCTTCTTTTATTGGAATATGGGTAGACTCTATATCGTCAGACTCAAATATACCTCGTAGTATACTCGACTCTAAATTATCTTCTGGCTCACTACTTGTAATGACCTCATCAATGGTATCATGCTGGCTCTCTTTTTTTTCATTATTAACCAAGCCATTGATTAAAGATTCCACTAAAGGGTCTACCATATTCGCTTCACTCATTTTATCGTTGCCTTATGCATTCCTAGAAATTATTTCTTCAAAACTCGCTCCTGTTTTAGTAATTATTGTTCTAAGCTTGATAAACTCTGCTGCCTTAACTGGTTTCAAGTAAATATCAACCCATAACTCATTACCATCCATTCTCTGTGCTGTATTGTTACTAGCGTCACATACTATTCTGTAATCATACAATCCTCTTCTTGATTTTATATCTCTCAAATAATTATCTACCATATCCGTAATTCTGAATCTAGTAAGCTCATCATTTGGTTCAAACACAAAATACTTAAGAGCTATCGTAATAGATTTTTCAAGTACTATTAATAATCTTCTTACAGCTACTCTATCTAATGCGGATGCTTTAGATTGTAGTGTCTTTTGTCCCCAAACTACTACACCTTCTCCAGTAAATGATTGTATTGGATTTATGCCTGCTTCATATAGAGTATCTCTCTCACCTGAAGTAAATACCTTAGATACACCTAGTACATTCAATACACCTCTATTCATACCAGCAGGTGCAAACCACGCCTCTGATACACTGTCTGTATATGCAAGTACTCCTGCAATAGCACCAGATGTTGGAACTGTTGTTTCTTCTTTATCATTATACTGGTCATATATCTTTAATAATGGTGAATATAACGCTGCATAATTTGTGTTAGCATTTAAATCAGTTTCTCTGTAAGTAACCATGTCTGTAACAGATGTCTTATCAGAAGGCATATCCAGTATGGCTATACAATCTTTTCTAGCTTCTGCTACTGCAATCATCTTATTTTGTACTGCTGTTGACGAATATCCTGCATTTATCATTATGTTTATGTCAACTTCATCAGGATTACTAAATAAATCCCACCCTGTGTTAACTATCCCAGAAGTAGCTGCAACTCCGTCATCTCCTCCATCTAAAACTAATGCTGTTTCTTGCATTTTTGGTCTTGTAGTATCTGCAACATCCGTATTATCTACTACATAAATATAACTTGATCTTAGATTAACCATATCTTCTATGTATTCTGATTTTCCAAAATCATCTTGTTGCTGTATTCTAGAAACTGTCCAAGACTCTACTTCTGTACCAGAATAATAAACAGTTATAAGAAATGTTTCATCAACAATCATTGCTGCAGTTTCGGTTATTTTTATAGAAATATTATCATTATAATCCCCTGGACCATATCCAAATATATCAAATAGAATTGTCTCTCCTGATATACTTCCTAATGTTCTAGTTGATACTCCTGCAGAGAATGCTTGATTTGTTCCTGCATCTCCCTCTATATGAACTCCACCATATAAAGCTCCATTTACTACTCTATCTACATACAATTTATTACCTTTTTCAAGATAACCTAAAGCACAATACTGACTATCATTACCCTCTTCAACTTTTTCATTTAAACAAAATGTCTCTATAAATTGTTGATTAGACGTAATTAAAACTCTTTCATCAATTTTTCCCTTTTTAGCCTCTATTATAATTGCTCCAATAGACGTTGCTACTGAAGGAACTATCTCAGAAAGATCCAACTCTTGACTAAATACACCTGGCGATAACATGAAACCCATAATACTTCCTCCTTAATCCTCGTTTAACATTTCTTTAATTCTAATATTACTTTCTCTTAACTCATTTATATTACTTATCTCTAAAGGTTTACTAAATCTTTTCTTCTCACCTTTTTTAACAACTGTTACATTAGATCCATTTAGAGAAATATCATGATTAGATTTATTTTCAATTTCTACTATTTTATTCATTAAGCGTCTTCTCCCTCTTCAATTGTAAAATATTTTAATTGGTCTTGTTCTCCACTAGCTGCCCAATCATATGCATTAATAATAACCTTTTTAATTGATGGTATTGTCATACTTTCTACTGCCATACTCTCTACCATAAAACTAATTCTAAAATGGTATAATAATCCTATGTCATATTGTCTTGATAATGGAGACATATCATCACAACTTTCAAACTTTACTAGAAAATTCCATTCATAATCTGAATCTATTCCTATATCACTTTCTTTATAATTTAAATTAGGTTCATTATATTTCCACAGAAACCATATTCTTTGAAATTCATTAGCTTCTCTTTTTAAATGTGTATAAAAATGAGCCTCATATGTAGAATCCACTGGTGCTGCTTTTAATCCATCATATGAATTATGCTTAGAACTATGGATACCTTTTAAAATACCTTGCTGACCTACTACTGTCTTAGCTCTTCCAGGTGCTTCTTTATCTAGCATTCTATAATATGCTAGAAATGGAAACTGAGAAGTACCTCCTTGCTTGCATTGCTCTGCTCTAGCTCTTAATGCTATATCTGGATGCTCATATAAAATATCACTAGCAGATATTAAATTAGCCATCTTTGTAGTTAATTTAAGTTTAATAAAACGATCTACTGTTTCTAAAATTGTTCTATCCTCCTAGTCTATCTCTAAGTCTTTATAATGAACTTTGTATAATCTCTTCTCTACACTTTCAGATAATTCAACTACTCCTTTTAAAGAACCAAATACTTCCTTGATAAAAGCTTCATCATCCCCTAAGTCAATTACAACATCATCAACTGTTAATTTATATCCCTCTTTCGTAGGTTCTATTATTGCTTTCTTTTTCTTTTTTTTCTTTACTCCTTGTTCTCCCTCAGATGGTTCTGATGGTACTCTACCCTTTATCTGAGCTATATCAGATGATTCAGTATCTTCTCTTAATTGAACTTCATCTTCTATATCATTTTTTGTTAGATCCTTTAGAATCTTACTATAATCCATATTATCCTCTCCTAATTATATTGGTTAAACTATGCTGTTTGCATCCGTTTTAATGAGTCACATCTATTCATTAGAATGACTTTGATTCTAAACAGGTAGCTTAGTACCTACTGTTAATTTAATGCTCATCTAAATGGCTAATTTAAGCTTTTTCTACGAGGTGCTATTACAAAGTGTTGAATTACCTCTTCTCCAGCATGAGTTCCTATTACTCTTTGGTCTGTAATATCAAATTGAGTAGTTTGAATATCTCTTGGAGTTGTATATAATACACGTATATCAAACCAAGAACCTCGTACTGCGTTAACTTCTGCCTTAAAATAAGCTAGTATAGGCAAACTATCTTCCAGATATATTCCTAAATTAACTACTTTCTTTATGCTAGGTGTCCAATCTATATATACTTTTGTTTCTATTGGTTCTTCATAGCTAAGTACAGGAGATTCTTTGTATATATCAGCATCAGCAACAGTTAAATCTTTAGGTATATATAATTGACAAGGTAATCCTACTTGCTCTACAAGCATAGCTAATGTACTTCTGGTAGCTAATACTATTTCATGAGGAAATTGATTTACATGTCTTGCTACATCGTCACTCATTTAGGATATTCCTTACATAATTCTAAATATTCTGTTGGTGTATACTTTTTACCAACAACATAATCTATATTTTCTAAATCTTCCTCAGACACATCATCTTCCTTAAATTGATATAATGTTTTGTCTATTACTGTTCCATCATCTAATTCTAGCCATGTATGTGTAGGTCTTCCAGCTCTATCATATAATCGTACCCATCCTTCTATTACTTTGAAATCAGAAATATCATTCGCTAAAAAAGCTTTTGTTACTTCTTCACTAGCTTTCATACACGTACCAGCGTCTGTAACATGTATATCTTTAACTGCTTCTTCTGCTACTTTATCATAATCATACATGCTTTCAATTATTTTAGTTAACATTATATTCCGTAATCTCCACCATGTCTATCCGCTAGCTCTCCTATCTTTCCCTTATTCCAATTCTTTATCTGGCTGAAATATCCTACAATTCTTGACATCTTTTTTAAAACCTCAACTTCTCCACCATGTAACACTCTTGCTAAATCAACCCACTTCTGTTTACATACGGCTTTAAATGAACATTCATACGATTCTTTTAATTTTGAATTATTAACTACAAAACAATCTTTCTTATTGTCAAAACTAGATATAGAAAGGTCTTTATCTTTATCTATATTTTCTGCAAAATCTGCTATTATCATTTTTTAACCTTTATTTCACTGAATTTCAACAAGTCAATACCTAACTTTCTAGCTGTACTTTGATTTAAAATAACCATATCACACCAGACTGTTCCTCTCCTAAATATTTCCCAGCACCATCTTAATCTTTCTTTCCAACCTAGTATTCCGCTACTGTCAAAACCTAACTTAAAAAACGCTACATCTATATATTGTGTTCCTATACTATCCGTAGAAGTCTTATCTTCATAATCATGGCTAATAGTAATATTACCAGAAGCACAATCACAGTAATAACTTTTCTTCCAAATTTTCATGTGTGTGATACCCCTGTTACAAAATTAGCGATTCTATTCTGTAACTCTTCTATATTAGACAACTCATGCTCCCAAATTATAAGACAATCCCAATTATTTTTCTTATATATGTCTAACTTTAGTTTATCTTTTTGTCTTATGCTTTCTACCGACACTCCTCCATTTATTTCTGTTATACCGTTCAGTTTACAAAATTCTTTATTGGCATGCCAATAATCTCCTTGATGTTCAATAATCTTTTTGTCTTTTAGATTTACTATATCTGGCTTCTTATTTTCTAATGTTAGATATTCTCCTTTTATATTTAATAACCAACTACCTGGAGATAGCTTGTCTACCATATTGAATAATAATTTCTCTGGTCCATTTGGTTCTTTGGTAATACCAGCCGCCATAGCCTTTAATTGATTATTTCTATACTCTGGATCCTCCCACAATTTTTTAGAATTGTCACTTTTTACTTCTTGAGTTATATTTTTTAAATTATGTCCATGAATATACTGTTTGTCCGATGTTACTTTGCATATAAATGTTTTATTACAACCACATAGACATGTTCGGGTCTCTCTTGGAATTGTATTACTTTTAGCTCTCTTATCTATTGTTTCTTGAGACCATTTAATATCCTTAGTATGATGATGAGATAAAAATCTTTGATCTGAAGTTACTTTACATATGAACGTTCCTCCACATCCACATTCACATACTCTTGTTTCTATTAAAATTCGTCTACTATATCCCTGCTTAGCTACTCTTTTATCTGTTTTAGCGGTTAATCCTTTATTCCAAGACGTACCTCCTTTTTTATTTTTATTCCAAGCTACTTGAACACCTTTCTTATCCTTATTCCAAGGAGTACATCCTTTCTTAGATTCACTGTTTATTTTGTTACACTTAGCTGTCCTAATATATACACCTTTTGGCATTACCTATATTCCTTTTTATGTTCTTGATATACCTGTTTTGTCAGCTTGCAACATTGCTGATGCCAACTCATTCCTATAAAAAGGTAGTATTTGAAGTGCTCTAATAAGATGCTTACAACCTACTCCCTGCTTTCTAGGATTTCTTATCTTTGGTGACCTTGGTTCTTTTCTACCCCACTTTGCACCCTCTTTAGATAATAAATAAGCACCACCCCAATACAAATTTGCTGGACAATTACAATCTACACTTATATCTCCTTTTAAAATAGCGTCTGCTCTTTGATTATAGTTTAAGCTAGTGTCATTTCTATATTTTTGATAGTCTAATAATTTTATATGTTGAATATATTTCTTTCCGTTCTTAGAATAGAATTCAGAAGGAGTTTCAAATACAAATGTACCTTCTCTTTCATGGAATCTTTTTAATTTAGTTCCACTTAACCTTTTTGCTCTATCTCTAGGTTGTGTCTTAAGAGTACTTACAGGTTCCTTAGATTTTCTTAATAGATCCTTATTTGTTAATTCAAAAATTCTTTTCAACACTATATATTTACCTCTGTTCCATTTAGTTTAAGTGACAATTGAATAGCTCCTAATACATTTACACAATCTATTCCTCTTTCAAGAGCCCATATATCTATAACACCATCCTCTATAGCATCAATAAATTCAAAACACTCTCTTACTAATGCATTATTAGGCTCTACATCAACAACTCCACCATGCTGTAATACGATAGGAGATATTGTGTTAGTGTCATCAAACATTAATGAGTTTTTACTTCCTATAATATCTATTGTTCTTATTTTTCTAGGATATAACCAGCCACAATGTATCTTTACAATTACTCTATTAGGGTAAGTTAGCTGGATAAAACAGACATCCTCTACTTTTTTTGATACATAATTCATACCTTTTGCAGATACGCTTACAGGAATATCATCAAATATATAATTAAATATGGAAACTTCATGCAATGCTAGATCCCAGGATGCTCCTACATCTTTTCTTACTGGACCATCATTTGTTCTTTGAGAATAAGCATAATAAATATCGCCTAATTTCTTAGCTCTTATAATGTCTTTAATCTCAGCTATTGAATTGCTATATTCAAAGATCTGCCCAACCATTAATACTTTACGTTCATACTTTGCTCTTTCTCTTAACTCTTTTGCTTCTTCTAAATTAGTTGTAAGAGGTTTTTCTACTAATACATGTTTGTTATAAGCTAGTGCTGTCTTACATAGTTCAAAATGAGTAGTAGCAGGAGTAGCTATTATTACCGCTTCTATGCTAGTATCATACCAAATATGGTCTAAATTAGTAGTTGTTTCAATATCTAAATCAGGAAATTTCTCTCTAACAATATCTAATTTATTAGTGTCCCTATCACAGACTACTTCTATACTAGATCCTTCTATTTCATTAACTGTTTTAATATAGTTTGGACCCCAATAACCACAACCTATTAAACCAAGCTTCATTATACTGCTTCCTTATTCATATCTCTTGCAGGAACACCTATTACTGTTACATTATCAGGAACATCATGCGTAACTACCGCTCCAGCTCCTATAATCGCTTTCTTACCTATTGTTATACCACCTAGAATAGTAGCTCCACTACCAATCGTAGCTCCCTCTTTTACTAATACAGGTAATAATCTCCATGTTTTATTTAGTATCTTTTCTACAGTAGGATTGTTATCGTTTATAAACACTACTCCATGTCCGATAAATACTTCATCTTCAATAGTTACACCTTCACAAATAAATGTATGTGATTGTATATGACATTTTTTACCTATCTTTACACATCTTTGAATCTCTACAAAAGTACCTATTACAGTATCATCATCAATTTGACATCCATATATATTAACAAAATCAAAGATTTTAACATTATGTCCAACTATTGCATTTATAATAGTTTGTTTTGAGTTATTTATATCTAACACTCTCATCTATAAAACTCTTTTATTTTATTAGTTACCCTATCTATCTCTTCATCTTTTAACATAGGGCACATTGGAATACTTATTATGTCATCTGCTATACTCTCTGCTACTGGAAAGCTACCCTTCTTGTAGCCTAAATCTTTATAAGTATCTTGTAAATGTAGTGGAACAGGGTAATGTATTCCACACTGTATCTCACTTGCATCTAGAAACTTTAATAATTTATTTCTTTTTTTTGCTTTTAATACATAAAGATGAAATACATGATAATTTCTTATCTCTGGAGTTATTACCTCATCAACATCTTTTAATAACTCGTTGTATAAGTTAGCTATTTTTAATCTTCTATCATTCCACTTATCTAAATGTCTTAGCTTAACTCTTAATACAGAAGCTTGTATAGTATCTAATCTCATGTTGTATCCTTCACCAACATGCTCATATTTTACTTTTTGTCCATAATTTCGTAACATTAATAACTGTCTATATGTATCCTCATCATCTGTGGTTATCATACCACCGTCACCGAAGCCACCAAGATTCTTTCCAGGATAAAAACTAAAGCAACCACATTTTCCTATACTTCCTACTTTCTTATTTAATCCTAAACACCAAGATCCATGAGCCTGAGCACAATCTTCTATAATTGATAATTTATACTTATTCGCTATCTCTATTATCTTTGTACTACAGCCTTGCCCATATAAATGAACAGGAATAACTATGTTGGAGGCTACATCATTACAAGCCTCTTCAAACTTAATTGGATCCATCTGATACATACCATCTTCAATGTCTACAAAATGTATCTTTCCTCCCACTCTCTTTACTGCTAGTGCTGTAGCTGTAAATGTATTTACAGGTAATATTACATTGCCTAAAGAAATACTACCTACCATCCTAAAATCTAATACCTTTAGAGCAAGAAATAATGCATCAGTTCCAGAAGATACTCCTACTGCATACTTTGTACCTATATACTCTGCAAACTCTTTCTCAAATAACTCTACCTCTTCTCCTAGTATATAATCTGTCCTATCTATATACTTAAATAAAGACTCTTGTAGCTCTTCTCTGATTGAATCATTTAAAGCTAATAAATTAACAAATTGTATCACAGATTTTCCCTAACTTTGTTTAGAATATTCTTAGCCATTGCTTTTGGTGTAAGCCACTTCTTATAATAATCTAAACCATTTCTCGCTATTTGTTTTCTTTCTTCATCATGCTCTAAATAGTAATTTACTGTCTCTACTAAATCAGATAAATCTCTTTTTATGGTTATTTGGCAATACTTTTTATAATATTCAGTGTCTTTAGGTACTAAATAATCCATATCTACATTTAATAAACAACTGCCCATACCCAATACTTCTGTATCCCTCCAACACCAATCATCTTTACCACCAACTCCAGGTAAAGATATGCAAATTTTACTCTTACTTTGTTTTTTTAAATGGTCACTAAATGATAGTTTCTTAATCAGTAATTCTTTAGGTATGTCAGGTCTGTTTCTAAAAAAGCATAGCCCACTAAAAGTATTCCAATTAATTTGTTTCTTTATTATCTCAACACAGTGTTTTCTTAAATCATAATTAGTTGCTCTAAATACACCTACTACATCATAATCCATCTTATCTTCTTCTATATTATTTCTTAATTCTGGTAATACTTTAAAATAATCCATAGAAGAATTTGTTTGTCCAATAGGATATACATTTTTATACTTTATTGGATAATCTTTATGACACATTATCTTAAAATATAAATCACCATCACTCATTATATCTGTATGAATAGGTAAGAAGTCGCAAAAGTCATACCAAATTCTAGTTTTCTTTCCGTCTATATCTATGTCTATTGCTAATACAGTAAATCCAGTTATATAATGAGATTGTTTTCCTAACTCTCTTGATATTGTAACCTCACCTAATTCTTTGAATCCAGAAAGTAAATAATGATACCAAACACTATTAGGATTATTAAATACAGACGTATCAGGATATTGTATTTTTATCATAGTTTATTTAATATATTATTAACCATAGCTTTTGGGCTCAACCACTTCTCGTAATACTCTAAGCCACTTCTAGCTATACTTTCTCTTTCTTCGTCATGACTTAAGTAGTAATCTACTTTCTCTTCCATATCGGATAAGTCTCTTTTAAGAATAATTGCAGATCCTTCTAAACTGCTTGGCATTCTTGCTTCTAATTCTGGTAGTATTAAACAATTACCAGTACCTAATATCTCAGTTATCCGTCCATTTATACCAAATCTATTTCCAACACCGTGTATTGCTAAACATAATTTACTTTTACATTGCTTCATTAAATGTTCAGTATATGATAAGCCAGTACTTAATAATTCTTTAGGAACTTTCGGTCTATTACTTGTCTGTTCTAACCAAGCTAATGACTTCCAATCTTTTCTACTTCTTATTATTTCTACTGCTTTCTTTCTAGTATCATAATTAGTAGTTCTAAACACCCCTGTAATGTCATAATCATATTTCTTTTGATATTTAAGTTTTCTTCTAACAGTTAAATCTTTAAAATAACTACTTCTTGATGACCCTAACCCTATAGGAAACATATTTACTGTCTCTTTTACTACATCATCATAGTATTGGACTTTAAAGTATAAATCATTATCATTCATTATACTTGGGCATATTGGAGCAAAATCACTAAAATCATACCAAACTCTTCTACTATAAATATCTATGGGTATAAGCGTTTTACCTGTAATAAAAAAACAATCTTTAAGTAGCTTATCAGTTTGAACTACCTCATCTGCTACTTCTTTGAATCCTTTTAAAAGATATTGATACCAACTTGATCTAGATAATTGAGAACTAACAGGTAATACTACACGCATGATATTCCTTTGCATTGATATATCTTTCTAGTTCCTCTTACATTATGTTTATATGTTAACAAAGCTTTTCCATCTACTAGTTTATCTATTTCTTCTTCTGTCATAGTGTTTCCAAACATAGGTGGTAGTATTAATTCTACAAATAAAGTTTCCCTTGCTCTACTTTTTAACTTATCAATAGTTACCTTTAAGTTTTTATAACTAGGATCTGGTTGATGATGAACACTTAAATAAGTTATTACATCATATGTTTCACCATGGTCTACTTTTCTAAAATTAACATCCGACATCTCTATACTATCATTTACTATAATAGCATTACCTCTTGAACAATCATTTGGTTCAAAACCAATTACATAAGCTCCTGCTTGAGACATCTTCATAGAATGATAACCTTGATGACATCCTATGTCTAATACAGATTTACCACTCCAATCTATTATGTTTATTTCGTCCCAGCTCTTTTGACTATCTGCATAAGCATTAGGTAACCAATCATATGTTTGAAACCAATGCTGTTGCATTGTCCAGCTTTTTATTTGAGCTTCAGTCCATCTTTTTAAAACAGTAACTTCCAACTTACCTTCTTTAAAGCTTTCTGGAAACTTTCTCTTACTTAATAATTCTAAGATTCTTGGATTCTGTTTACTATCAGCCCATCTTACAGCCCAACCATATCTGTAATCGTCTCCTTTTTTAACTTTTACTAACCAATGTTTTCTCTTTGGAAATCTCTTATGAGCAACTTCCATAACGGGCTTGAAATTCTCTACTGAATTAATATTTTTTATATAGATATTAAAAGTTCCATACATTCTACAATTAAAAACATCTGAGTATACTTCGTCCATCTTGTGAGCATTTCCTATACCCCTAACAAAAGTACCTTGCATATTAGCTCCTACTCATTGTATTATATTTTTTATATATTTTTGCTATCTTTTGCTCATCTTGTATTGGAGCAATGTCCTGCTTAAACTTATCCATAGCTTTTACTTTATCCTCATAACTCGGATACTTATCATCTAACTCTTTATTAAATCTAATAGCATCTCCATAAGCATCTTCCGCATTTCTTTTTATCTTTTCTAGATTAGATACTGTTGTAAAACTACTTTCTAATATACTACGTATCATTTTGTCTCTGCCTTTATAGTAGTTTGTCTTTGATTCTTACTTGTTCTTTTTCCTGCATTGCAATTAAAGATATGTAAGAAAGATATAGCTTCAATTTGTGATACGTTACTTGGTGCTTTTATATCTGTATTTGGTTCATCTATTTCTCTAATCATTTCGTCTCTGACTTTATAAGGCTTTTCACTTCCGTTTTACTCAATACATTCTCTGATCTAAGTTTTTCTTTTACTATTCTTGCTATATACGAATCTAGCTCTGTTTTATTTAATCCAGATACTCCCATCTTACCTGTTATATCAGTAACTTTAGGCTTGTAGCTTTTTAATATAGTAGTTACAACATCCTTAGCTCTACTGTCTATTGTACTTTTTAATCTAACAATTCCCCAGTAAGCTATTGTTCCAAGAGTTGCAATCTTTAATGCTACACTTTTCCAATCTTCATATAACTGCTCTCTTTCTGTTTTTATTCTAATAGGAATATTATTATTTTCTATTACTTCTCTAATCATACTATTCCCTCACTGGTAAAAATATTGCTTGGTCTCTTAACCAATCTTCTTGTTTTTCTAATACCTCTTTTCCATCTGATACCATTGACTCACCATCTAAATCTACACCAATTAATCTTGATTTTCTTAACCTTTTTCCTTCTTCTACTGTTACATAAGCTTTTGCATATCTTACTAACCAATTTATTATCTCTCTTTGCTGTATGTCTTCTCCCTCTACAATCATCTTATAATAAACAGCTAAGAATCCAGTAGCTCCCTCAGGAACATTATCAACATATAAAGTAGTACCAACTTGCTTCCAACTAAAATCTTTTCCTAAATATATACGTAGAGCATTAATGTAATACCATAAACTTGCTACATCTTCTAATGTTCTATCTAATACGTCAAATCCAAATATACTCCAAATAGGTGTAATAGCATAAGGCATAGCTGGTTGACTTGATGGATATAACCTTACTACTTCATCCATATCATCATCTAAAGTTATAACATTACCTTTAGACCACGTTACCATCTTATTCTCTGTAAATCCTGCAAATTCATTCCAATAATCGATAGCTTTTTGTACTGCTTCTCTTATTACATAATCAGTAGTAGCTAATGCTAATGGTTCGAATTCGCCTCTTACTTGAGCTTCTATTTGTTCTCTATTCATTATATACCTTTAATTAATAATCGAACTTGCTACTGCCTCTACTTTTCCCCATATTACAAATAAACATCTTATTAGAATAGCAGCTCCTGTAACACACGTAGCCATAAACCAATTATAAAATGTACGAGATGTGCTTAAAGATGCTATCCTAGCATCATGTGTTCTAACTGTACCATTAGTTAAGTCTGCTTTTTTATTCATTAATTTCATCTCTACTAAAACAGTTGCTTTAAATAGAGCATCTTTACTTGCTATTCTCTTTACATCCTTTAATTCAGCTTCTGATAATGTTATTACTTCCATCACTTTGTCTTCACATGCCATGAGGATTGTCCTTTCTATTATTTATGGTTTCATTAATTCAGTGTAAGCATCTACATATTCTTGACATTTATCTTTAGGATGCCAATTCTTCTCTATCCAACTTCTTGAATTTTCTTTATAACGTCTTAATACACCTCTATTTTTAACTAGCATCTTCAATACAGCTACTAAATTATCTAAAGAAGCATTTATAAAAGGGTCTCTCTTAATATTATTTATAACTGCCAATCCAAAACTCATTCCTTCTAAACTTGTTCTATGCCAATTGCCTGTAGCTACATCATCTATAAGTATATCCACTCCTTTTTTTAATTCTAAATTCTCTATATAATCTACTCCCTCTATCCATACAACTTCTATATCTTTTTGTTTTGCTAAGGTATACAAAATTGCCCTTACACTAGAATAAGCTTTTGAATCTAGATTTCCTACTGGAGTTTTTGATGTTGGAGCAAATGCTATTCGTATAGGTCTATTTTCTAAGTCTAACCAATTATCTCTTGGTTTATATTTTTCTATATCAATTACATTTGGTAACCCTGTTAACCCATATTCTCTTTTGTGTAACGGTTGATCTATTGTATAACAAGCATTAGCAATAGCACTTAAGTTATTAAAAGTAGGTCTAATAGGTAAAGAATGAAATTGAGCTAATATCTTTTGATTCTCTAAGGAATTAAAATAGTTGATAGGAAATACATTATTATGCATATGCCAAATATCTGCCATTTTAAGTATTGTTTTTGATATTCCGTCTCTTAATAAAACATCATATGGAAAACTTCTACCATCCATATAACTATTTCTTTCTGAAATTGATCTAACTTTTACATTTTTAGTATACTTATTTAAACATTGCATCAACTCATAAGGAGCAGCT